AAAGATGGAAAGAATATTAAAAATCCTTTTCAATTTAATTTAGTGACTTATTTATTTCTTAAAGATTTCAAAGATATTAAAGCTGTAAAATTATTAAATTACTATGATTATGTAACTCTTATGATTGCAGCTAAACGATACTTATTATCAGAGGGGCAAAGAGTATTACCTTTTATTATTGGAGGAAGAATAGATCGATTAATCTCTAGAAAAACTGTAAATAAAAAGATATTACAGAGAATGGAGATTAGTGAACTTTTCCCAAAAGTTATTGCTAAATATAACAGTTCTAAGATTCAAGAAGAAATAGTTTTTAAAATTATTTCTCAAATTTTATCTAGTTCATTTAGTAATATTGATTATTATGATATGAGTTTAAACGGTATTCCGATTAAAACTCAAGTAAGTGCTGAAACCATTGTAGAGGAAGTTCTTCAATTTATATTATTGATTTAAGTATATGAGTACCAATATTGGTACTCATATAATTTTATCTTTATTTATATATTATAGTAATGAAGGTGATATAATGATAAAAGGTGAAGAATTTATAAAGAATTCTTTAAATTCAATATCTACAATTTTTGATGCATGTTCTAATATAAACCAAAAAGAAGAAATGTACAAAATTATATGTGAATTTAAAGATAAAATAGATTTATTAAGAATAGAATTTTATAAAGAATTTAGTGAAAATCATACATGGTGTGAAAAATGTAATCAATGGAAATTAAATACTGATTTTAATACTGAAACTTTTATAACTACTGGAAAAAATAAAACAATAGAAAAAGTTTGTCTTGTATGTAAAAAATGTGGATTTAAAAAAGTTATTAGAACTAATACTACAATATATATGTTTGAAGATGATGATAAGGAAAATAAAAATGTTAGACAAAAATAAATTAAAACAATTTTTATTGTCTAATTTTCCAAATGCTAGATTAGCATCTGGAGGAAAAGAAGTAGTAATACGTTGTCCATTTTGTGGTGATTCTCAAAAAGATATGAGAGATGCTCATTTCTATATAGGATTACAAGAAGAATATGATTTTGAAAATAATCAATCTCCTCCTAAATATCATTGTTTCTTATGTAATAAAGGAGGAATATTAACTGGAGAATTATTATTACAAATGCTAGATTATAGCACTGATGAAGAGTCTCTTATTTGTGATCTTAATATATTAGCTAATAAATATTCATCTACAAAAACTACTAAATCTAAATTATTTACAAAATACAATTATACGACAATTGGTTGTATAGAAAAAACAAGTTTAGATTTGGAAAAATTAGATTATATAAATAATAGACTTGGAATAAATTTAACTATAGATCAAGCATTACAAGATAAAATAGTATTTAATTTGTTATACTTTCTAAATTATAATGGTATAACTAAAATAAATATTCCTAATAATGAAGTAGATACTATTAGTAATTATTTTATAGGATTTCTATCTATAGACAATAGTTCTATATTATTTAGAAAATGTTCTAATAATGAAAATATTAAATCTTTAAAAAGATATAAAAAATATAAAATTATATCTAATGATATTGAAGGATTTAATTATTATTGTTTACCAACAAAGATAAATTCTATGTCTACAGATCCTATTCATATACATGTAGCTGAAGGACCATTTGATATACTATCTATATGCTATAATCTTAATCATAATAATAGAGATAATCAAATTTATATATCTGCTGGTGGTAAATCATATTATAACGCAGTATATACTATTATAACTATTTTAAAATTATCTCCAAATATTGTAATTCATGTATATCCAGATAATGATGTCTTAGATAAGATCATTAGATTAAATTTTAAAAAGTTTACTGATGTTGGTATTTCTGTATATATACATAGAAATATTTTTGAAGGAGAAAAAGATTTTGGAGTAAGAATGGATAGAATAAATAATAGTTATATTAAAATTTAATATAAATATAACAATATGATAAAAGTAGAGTCCCTCCAATCGCTACTTTTATATTCCATTTTATTCATTTTGGTCTCTTAAAAGAGACTGCAACACTCCTTATTTATGGGTTAGGGTATATCCCTAACCCATAAACTTTATTTTTTTTGAAAGGAAAAGTATATTATGAAAAATGAAGAATTTGATGCTGTAGAAAGACCACAACATTATGCTGGCCAAGGCGAAATTGAATGTATTGATTTTATTGAAATTTGTATTAAGAAATATAATGGTATAGTTGCTGGATGTTTATTTAATATTCTTAAATATGCATGGCGAGTGCATAATAAAAATGGATTGCAAGATTTAAAGAAAGCTCTTTGGTATGCTAAAAAAGCTGTTAATAGATTAGAATATTATTCTAGTAGTTTTGCATGTTCAGATTGTGCTGCATCTAGTATACAAAATTTAAATATAGAAGAAGAATTTATTCTTTTAAAAGCTGTAAATCAAATTACTTCTGGTTTAACTGATGAAGAAACTAAATGTTTTCTTACTATTGTAAGCTGTATAGTTAATGGTGGATTATTAAATTTTACAACTAAAGATTATTCTAATAATCTTATTGAAGCTATAGAAACATGGATTAAAATATATGATGAAAATTAATTTAAAATTGTATAATATAACAATGAGTGTTAGTAATGCTCACAAAATATTTTAAGGAGGATAATTGTGAAAATTATAAGATTAACTGAAGATGTTTTAGAACATCCTAAAGACGAAATTCGTTATATGTATGATTTAGATTCAAAAGATTCAGATTCTGAAATTTATCGAATTTTAGTTCCTATAGTTAAAGACACTCATTATTTGTCAAATTTAGTTAATGCTTTTGTAGAAAGTAATTTGTCTATACCATTTACTGATAAATACACATTTCATTGTGCTAATCATGATATAGTAAATTCTATTTATACTGGTATTACTCAAAAAGGTATTAAAGAATATAGAGAATTCCAATTACCAATTATTCTTGAAACTGTATAATTTAGAGAGACTCATATGAGTCTCTCTATAATATTTGGAGGTATATATGTATCAAAAAATAAAGTATCCATTTAGTTGGCATTTACCTAAACATTCTATAGAATTTGATGTAGAAAAATTTATTTCATATCGTTTTAATAAAATTATTAAGCAATATAATATGGAAAAATCAATAACTTTTTCAATATCTAATGAAAAGAATAATATTCCTATAGCTGTAAATAATAATAATAAAATAACTTTTTATAAAGAACCTATTAATTATATTTTAGGAGTATTTGAAACAGAATCTGCTCGTAAGTGTTGGTTACTGTTAATGATGTTTCATGAATTAATGCATAGTATTTATCCAAATAATGGATTTAAAAATAATTTCGAATATGAAGATTTTATAAATAAAAAAGCCAGAAGAGCATTAGCAAAAAATGTTAAAAAATATACCATTAAAACAATAGAAAGTGAATATTGTAGATGGGGTAAATATGTAAATTATGATATCTGGTATCTATTATCATTTGGAGAAATTGAAAATTGGTATATTAGCAAAAAATAATAATATTAACGTATAAGTATAGATACTATAATAATTTAAATTGAATTTGATTTATACGGATATTCTAAAGTTATCTAAATAGATACATTTAGACCACAAATATATCGGTGAGCTATATAGCTCACCGATATTTATTTTTTATTCGTAATCTTCTCCTCCACCAGATCCGCCTGTACCACCAGTGGTATCTTCAGTGGTTTCTTTAGCCTTAGCTAATTCTATTTCTGCATTAGCAAGAACTCTTTCCATCATTCCATTCGGGAATAATGAACCCATCATTTCTTGTTGGAATCCACGTTTTACAGCACTTGTTTTAGCAGCATCATTTTCATCTACATATGCACTAGCAGCTAATGTAGATACATCTACTATAGCATTAGCAATCTGAGATGTATTTGTTGCAGCTAAATATAAAGGAGGAGGCAATTCAACTATTATTTCATCATGATTATCTGTACCATCATTAAATTCGTAATTATAAATCTTAGTAATAATTCTACTAAACATTTTTTGTGTTTTAGATTGTTTATTATAAACTTTCTGTAAGAATTTAGTATTTGTCATAGTTAAATGAGTAGCATACTCAGGACTATTACGCATTTGAATTAATTCTAATGGTACATCTGTAGCATTAACTGCTGTTTCTTCAAGCATATTCATTAATTCAGATTTAACTTCAATTTGTTGCCCAGGTATAACTTCAAATTCTACTGGAGAATCTCCACTAGAAGATCTAGGAATAACTAAATCATTAAATCTGCCAATCATATTTAATACATTACCCATAGATTCTATTTGTCTAATATTATAATTAGATCTTTGAATCTGGTTAATTACATTCATTAATACTCCAGCTATATTAGTATCAACTGTTTGTCTTACATAGTATACTCTCTTATCAAATCCTCTGGTAAGAGAAAGAATAGTATTAGATATATATAAACAAGAAAATAGTTTTGCAGGAAACAATGATCTACTAAGACCAGAGATACCTCTATTAGTATTTTTATCAAAATCAAAGAAACAATGTTCAATATCTTCTGGAGGAATAAATGTAATTTTAATTCTACTAATTTTACCAGTAGCATCTACAGTAGTATTATATTTAAGAATAGCATAAATTTCTTTACTAAGATCTTGGTTTGCATTTACAAAAGAAGAATCTATCTTTTGAGAAATCATGTTAGCTATTTGTTTAATAGCCCCATATTCATTGCTAGTATTTCTATAAAAATCAAATGTTCCTTTATATACTCCACCAGGTCTTATTCCACCTATTGTAGAATAATTATTTTGTTCAAGACTAAGTTTCTTATCACATTCAATGTAAAAATACCCAAGACAAATATTATCTATGTATAATGGTTTTACCATATCATGTTCTAATATTTTTACTACACATCCTGGTATTTTGATAGAAGAAGCTTTATTTTTTTGGCCATTTAATAATGTTACACCATCAGAACTCATAGAATTAGGATCTGAAGTTGCAGATGTAAATTTATCTTTAAATGTACCATTTCCAAAAATAGAAGTAGATTTATCTTCATGGAAAAGACTTCCATTTTCAGAAAAAATTCTTACAACTTTAGCTTTATCTCTAACAGCAGATTCAATAATTCTTGTTCTATTTATTTCTATTTTAATATTAGATATTTCTTGAATAAGTTTACGTTCTTCTTCTTTTTCTTTTTCAGATATTTTCATGCGTTTAGACATATCATCAATTCCTTCTAAACTTTCATGAATTATACCTGATATATCTACAGGTTCATTATGTTCTTTCATTACATCTTCAATAGCAGATTCAAGAACACCAGTAGGAGAATTAATAAAGTCTGGATTACTATTTCCATTATTAGTCATATATTGTGCTTGTAATAAAGCTTGAATAGCTTTCTTATAAGGAACAATATAAACAAAAGCTTCACCATATTTATCTGTAGGTTTATATACATCATTTTCTAATAATTCTTCTAAATTATATTTCTTTTTAAGAGTTTCAATATTATTTTGAATAGAAGGATTTTTTGTACCTTCTTTAGCAGATTTAATAGATATAGTATTTTTAGAAAAATGATCTGCAGATAAAACACATTCTCTACGAGTATCTAATGCATCTTCTAACTTAGGCATGTATTTACATACCATATCAATCTCTTTATCTAAATCTCTAACTAATGTATTTTGAGTATATATAGCAAAGAGATTATTCATTGTATTTCTATCAGATAATGCTTTATTTAATTCAGTAATAAGATCATTATTATTTTTATTTGCTAAATTAGCAGCTTTTGTATATAATACAGATATATTGCTAACTCCTGTAGAAGCTACATTATTATTAGCAATTTTTTCTATTGCATCATCTACTCTATTTTTAAGTCTCTTTATTTCTTCAGAGGCAAGGTTATCATTATAATAAATATCAGAGTATAACATATCTTTTGTTTTAGTTATCTTATCTCTGATATTATCTAATCTTTTATCAGCCATAGTTTCCTCCTTATATAATTATAATTACCCAGATGTTTTTGAAGGCAACTATTAAACTAATTAAACACCCATCTCCATATGGAGATGGGTGTAATTAAATTTATTATACAGTAACTCCTGTAATTCCTGTACTATTTTTAGTATCTTCTCCAGACCACCAATCATTAACATTGGAAGAATTGAGTTTAAATGCAGTATTGTCTGTAGTAATATTAACAGGTTTTTCAATACTACTAGATTCAGGCATTCTTTGTAATGCAGCATATCCAAATCTGGATTCATCAAATACTGTGCAGCTATTAACCCACTTTAAGAAATCTTGAGCTTTTTTAGTAACTCCAGGCCCAGTAATGGGGAATCCACTAAAGGTGTAGTTTAATTCACGCCATTCAATATTACCTTTTTCATATTCATACATAGAAAGCTCTGCATTCTGAGGTTGACAAGAAGCTAATAAGAATGCTTTTTCTATCTGAGTGCAAGTATTATCAGTATTGAAATACAAGAATGTAAAACATTCATTTTCATAACCAGCTTTAATATTAGTTCCATTGAAATTTACTGCTTTATTAGTATTAGTAGTAGTAGAAGTAGCAGTAGAAGTTTGAACTGTATTTTTACTATTAGTATCATCATAAACAGGATCAAGTAATCCATGATAACGTTTTACTTGAGTACGAGGATCTTTAATACCACGCAGATATAACTCATTTACTTTAGTAATAATAGAACCAGAGCGTTCATAATATCTCATAGTAAAGGAACCATTAGATTGTTCTCTTACACGAGTAATAACGTTAATTTCATTAATACCATCAGTTAAAGTACTGGTATCTGCAGTCATATCTTCTAAACCACTAAGATTCTTAAAATCATATTCCAAGATATGTTTATAGCTTTCAATCAATTGTTTATATTCATCATTTACCTTCTTTAATTCTTCTAAGAAACGAGGAATTTCTAAAACAAATAAGAAGGCATAACCAGTTTCATAATTATCCCACTGGTAAAGATCAGAAAAGTCAGCAACACCACGAGAGAGCATATAGCTGGTGATATTTCTAGGAGCTTTCTGATAGGTAAAAATACTTTTAGATGTAGCAGCCATTATTATTCACCATCCTCTCTGTTAATCAGTTACTGCAGTAATCTTAAAGATTTCGCTCTGAACGAAGTCACGGAATACAACTACTAATGCAGCATAGAAAATTTTATTATGCTGATAATTGGTATCTTCAATATAAGAAACAGTAATACTCTTGAATTGAGAACTATACTTCTTTAAAATATCATTAACGTCTTTCTTATAGTTAACAAGATCTTGCCCATCCAAGAAAGTGTAACGATTCTTCGGACACATCTTACGAATTTCACGAATGATATTCTGAACTAAAATTACATTATTAATCCAACTTAACTGAGTATAAGCTTCCTGAGAAGTATATTCAGTATCCATAGTAGGAATACCATCATAGTATGCGATATAATTTAATCTATGATCATCAAAGAATTGTTTTTGATCATAAATTTTTGCATTAGAAGAAGTCTTAGGAACTTTTTTAGGTTTAAAATTAAGAGTTCCAGGAATAATATCATCTTCAAAAGTAATACCATAAGCTTGACCAGCAAATGGACGATTTGCACCATTAATGAAATGATCCACAAATTTAGATACTAAAGAATACATTACAGTTACTTCAATTTGCTTACGATAATATGGTTCAACTACTTGATAGCTGTTAACATAAGTTGCAGCAAATCTAGTTTTTTTATATTCTTTTGCTTTTTCTTGTATTTCTACAATATTTGTAAATCCAGTTCCTATATCACGGAAGAAGAAACAATCTTCACGGAAATCTACTAAATCACAAATTGCATGTTTAACAGAATCAGGATAATTAGCATCAAATATTACATAAATAGGAGTATTATCAAGATCATAAATTTCATCGCCATCTGCAGCATTTCCTTGGAATACTTCTAAAACTTTATTAATATATTCACTGCTCTTAATAGGATAATTTCCAAAAGAACCATTAGGATTACTACCATTAACTAAGTTAATACCATTAACTACAGATATATCATCAGAATCAGGATCTATTTTTACAGCAGGAGTTTTATCAGAAGGATCTGCATTATAATTAGAACCTAACGGATCACCATATACATCAGTACCAAATAAAATATCTGCATGCTCGATAATATCTTTATCTAAGTCAGTAATATTTGCTATGCATTCTACAAATGCATCCCATTCTGCTTCATGGAATTTACACATAAGTTCCCAAGAACTTAATCCAATAATAGTTTCTATACCCAAGTTAGTAGGTTTAGCATCATCCACATTTGTATATTCAGAAATATACGGATCTAAAGTAAAGTATAATGTTTCCTGAATATTTCCTTCTTCAATTACATTTAAGCGATATTTTGCATATTTAATAGGACGACGAGTTGCAGTATCTAATACAATAGATATTTTTTTATTAGAAAGACCACGACCAGTATCAGTAATTGTAAATAATGGGAATACATTTTCATGTTCAAAATGATTATAAGTACTCATAACTTTAGTATCTACATTTTTAAATGCAGTATCAATATTATTAGTACCAGATTGATGACTACTAATTTCCCAATCTACACCTTTTAATTCATATTTGATAATTGCAGTATTTCTTTGAGCTTTTGGATTTTGACCATCATTAGAATCATTGGTATATGTTCCATCAGGAGCTATATACAAAGGATTACCATTTTCATCAAATTTGTCTTCCAATGATACAGAAACTGTTGCAACAAGAGTTAAATTAGCTAACTTAGAATCATCAGCTACTATACGTTTAGCAAACTGTTTACCACCATTTTGTGCAATAGCAAAAGCCTGTAATAAAGGTTGTCCATGTTTAAAGAAATTAGGTTTCTTATCAAATAACTTAATAAATTCTGTACCAGTCAAATTCTTTTGAAATTTTTCAGGTCCTTTATCAGACGAAAAGACAGTCATGTATACAGGGCGATCAATAGAATCTTCTACCGGCGGCGTAATTAACGGCGGTATAAAACTTTGGTCATCCCAGATAAAAGTTGTTCCTGGTGCTGCCATTATTGTATTTCCTCCTTATATATAAAATCATACTAATTTAATAATCGCATAAAAGAAAAAAGACCTTAAGCGACTTTTAATGATATGTTCTTATTAGGCTTTATACATTTTCACCTGTTAATACTCTCTCTAATGGTATTTCTACTTTATTCTTATTAAGAGAAGCATATACCATAGCCTGATTAAAATTATTAGAAGCTATAGCAGAATAAGCAGAAATTAAACGAGGAATAGATGTAATAGGAATAGATCTATAATTATGCATATCATTAGATCCAGATAATCTAAATGGTTTAGATTCATCTTTAGCTGATCTACATAATTCAGATATTATAATTCCAAATAGTTGTAATGTAATACCATAAGAACCACCATTATACTTAAAATTATCAATAAAATAGTTTTGAATAGTATCATAAGGTATAGTATTATCTATAGTACCAGACATAATAAACAATCTAATTAGGTCTTCTGCATTAGATATATTTTCTTCTAAGTATATACTTAAAATAATAGGATCTCCTTTTTTATAACACAGAACTCTATAGTCACCTGGTTTAGATTGTTTAATAATCCTTACTTCTTTTAACTTTTCAACTTTATATGGTCTAGTTAAAAATCTAGTAGGATAATTAAATTGTCTGAGAGTAGACATTTTACCTTTAGCATCTTTCATAGCATATGGCATTATTCCAAGAGTTGAAATTATTTCACCTTCATATCTTGCTATTTTCAAGTCAAACATTTTCTCTGGAATATAAAAATAAAATTCTCCTTCTCCATTATAGAGGATAGAATCATTATATCTTTTTAGAAAGGGTGGAAGTTTATCGTTCATATAATAATCCTCCTATAAATCGTTTAATAGATTGTTTTAAGAAGCAGAGATTATATGGAAAATGGAAAAGTCAATAATTTAAATTGTATAATATATGTATGACCAAGCTGAAAGGAGGTAATATTATGAAACAGTTTGGATTTATCATTGCTGTTGCTATGGTGGCGGCAGCTTTGTTCAGACCTGCAACAGGTCTGGACTATGACACCAACATGGAGATGTTGGTATACGGTGCTATTGCTGTTGCTGCATGCCTCTACAGAGACTATCAGAAAGATCGTAGGGATCGTGAATAACGATCCCTACGAACTAATTATTTTTTATTTTTGTTTAAATATCATATTAATGAAAGGAGTTGAAAATATGTTTGATAAAGGAGTATGTGAAGAGATTATTGATGATAAGAATATTAAATTAGTATTTTCTAATGAAATATTAAATTCATATTTTAAAGCTAATATTAATAATAAACATATTAAAATGCCTAAATGTTATTTTGATAGAACGTCTAATAATAGATCAAAACTTAGTTCTGAATATAATTTAAGATATATTATTCATAGATTACATGATTGTATAAATAACCAAACTTTTTATTTTATATCTTTATTTTCTAGAAATTTAAAGAATTATGATTCAGATTTTATTCAGTTTATAAAAGATGCATCTAAATGCCCAAAATATCATTATGATGTATTTTATACAACTAATGTATATAAAAGATCATTTGAATTAACAACAGAAATTATTTTTATAATAGATTTAGAAAGTCCAATTAGTATGGAATATTTAATGAGTAGAGATTATAGGATAGATTTAAATCTTATGGATAAAGTATCACTTTTGGCTGATTATAAAGAAGAATTAAATACTGTTGATCAGGAGGGGTAATACATGAATCTTACAGAACATGCTATGATGGAGATTCAGTATCTTCATTTAGAAAATAAAGAAAAAGAAGATTATATTAGAAAAATAGTATTAGAATTTATTACAGCTTTTAATAATGAAGGACATAGTTATATGTCTGCACAAATAGTTATAAATCGTTTTAAGAAATTTATGAAAGATAAAACTTTTTTAGATAAAAAGTTTAAAGATGTAGTTCCTAATTTTAATGAATCAGATCTTGTTCATAAATTAGCTAAAAAATATTATGAATTAATAAATACAGAAGAATTTGTAGTTTACGAAATTGATGAAGAATGGATTAAGGATGTATTTATTAGACTTATAGATTGGAAACCAATAACTCCACTTCAAGGTACTCCAGATGAATGGATAACTCATGATGAAAATGGTATACAATATGGTGGAAGTATCCAAAATAAAAGATACTCTTCTGTATTTGCAGATGATATTTATGGAACTAATGCGTGTAATGTAAATGGAAAAGTATTTGTACAAAATGGACTTTCTTATACATCTAGAGATTCTCATATACCAATTACTTTTCCATATGAAGTTCCTCTTGATAGAGAAGTTGTAATTCTTGAATCTTATATTTCAGTAGAAGATGCTCCTATATATTATATTAAATATAAATATCTTGATCAAAATAGAACTGAAGAAATAGAAGAAATTACTATTGGATATAAAAAATCTACTTTAGATATATCTATTGATAATCCTAAATTTTATAAAGCAGATTATTGTATTCTAAGTAAATATGCAGATGATGAATGGCATAGTAAAAATGAATATACTGATATGCCTATATATAGAGTAAGAATGAATGCTAGATTAAATCAAACTATTAAAGATGAACTCATTACTAGAAAAGAAGTAATAGTAGGAGTATATGAAGATAAAGAATGTACTAAAAAAGTTAATTTTTAAACAGTAAATATCCCACTACTCCATATGGAGTAGTGGGATATTTTAGTATCAAAAAGGGGAGGTAATAGAATTAAACCATACATAGTTAAATAATTCAGAGTGACCAATTCCGAATTCTTTATTAAATTGTTAATTATGTATAATTTTATTTTTTCTGTTGTATATTATATAAGTGAAAGGTGATATTTAATTCACCAACTAAGAGAGAAAGGAGGTGATCAAAGTGGATCAAGATGAAACCATTTTGACATGGCCTTCAGGAAAATAATATTGAAAAGGATAGGACTCAAATGAGTCCTATCCAATCCTCTCTTACTTTTTTATTTTAACATTGCTTCGATAGAATCATCTTTGTCCATCTTGTCGAAAGAGCTAGAAGTTACATGATCGAAAGGTAAAGTGTTCTGATCTTCGTAACGACTTAAGCCTTTTTCATCAACATTATCTTTCCAACCAGTAAACAAATCATCATTTGCATTATAGTCATCATCATTGATACCAGAACCTTCAAATTTATTAAAGATTTCAATATCTTCTAAAGCTTCATCAATAGACGCTATATCTTCAATATCTTCAGTAGCTTCGTCTAATACTTCATCTAATTCTTCAGTAGCTTCATCATAAGAATCATCAAAAATATCATCATCTAATTCTTCTGCTTCATCAAACAGATCAGGATCTTCATCAAGATCATCTAAAGATTCCATTAATGCATCTTCATCTTCTTCACTATCTGTAGATTCCAAAGCAGCATCTACATCATCTAATGCAGCATTATAACCTTGAGCAAATGCAGATTCTAATAAATCTTTATCTTCCATTTCAGTATTTCCTCCTAAAATAAAATCATGTTTTTCTTCAGTAGCGCAATTAGCGCCACCACATTCTCTACCATCATTTAAAGGCTGGATAGGACCAGATGGTACAAATGATGGAGCATTTACTTCATCATCAAAACGATAGTTATCATCATCGTCGTCGTCATCTTCTATATCATCATCGTCGTCGTCATCTTCTATATCATCAAAATCATCATCGTCGTCATCAGATTTAATGATTTCTTTCATATCATAAGTATGATATTCACCATCTAAATCAAAATCATCATCTGTTTTAGATTTATCACAAATGCAAGGATCTTGTCCACATTCAGTACACTTACATCCTTCCATTTCTTCTAGCGTAGGAGTCTCTACAGACTCATGTAATACTTTAGCAGTAAATTCTTCCAAGCTCATTCCCTCGTTCAGATCTTTGATATCATTATCTGTTAAAAGAGAATTTTGGAAGATATCTTTTTGTAAGCTAAAGATTTCAGGATCTTCATATCCATCTTCAGCATCTACATCAATAGGATCACCACCAGAAGGAGTTTTACCGTTATCGATATCCTCGATATCTTGATCGGTAATAAGCTCATCAAAGCCAATGATACTATCAATTGTGGAATCGTCGATATCATCAGAAATGGTAGTAGCTTCAACTTCTGCATCTAAAGCTTGTTCTTCATCAAAGATAATATCTAATGTAGAATCGGTGCCTTCCATAATAGCATCGATGTCAAATTCCATAATATCATCCATGTTATTTATCCTCCTAATTCAGTTTCTTCTAATATTTTCATATATTCGTCTTTAACTCCACATGGAAATAATTCATCCATAGTTTCATTAAAAGATTCAGTAGAAAATATATTATCAAATGCTCCAAAGCAATCTTCGGATACACTCATCATGATCTCAAAATCATCTTCTTTATTCATTTGATCTTCTAAATAAGCAGAAAATTTATCAGAAATCATAAAAACTCTCCCTTCATTGAAGATTTATTTATATGTTACCCATATCAGTTTGTAATGGTTAATTCTGTATTAGATTTTAAAGTTGCAGTATTAACATTTGATTTAGTAACAGGGGCATCTAATGTAAGATTACTTGCTGTTTTTTGTAAAATATAAATTAATATAGGAATAGTATAATATAGTTCTTTACAAGGAGTAAAGCATATTTGTAATATATATTTAAGAGTAATACTATTAACTAGTTTACCATTTAAATAATTATATATAATCTTATAATACATTCTATTTTGATCTATTTTTTCTAATAATTCGTCGCATCCACAAGGACATTTATCTGGGTATAATTCTCTATATCCAGGAATTAATTGTAACATTTCTCCATCAAATAAAGGAATAGGTTCTAATAAATTAGTATTAATATGAGCGCCATATTCATCTCTAACAGTTATCATATAATATGGTTCCATTCTTACACTCATAAGTGATAAAGGATCTGTAACCATTAATCCATAACCTTCAAAATAACAAACTTTAGTATTTTCAGGATCTTCTATATATCTAAAGAATGTATGATAATAATCCATATCTAAATAAGCAGGAGGATCTGCTGGTTGACACACATGAATATAATTATAGTCATTAGTAGCAAATATTCCATTACGAATTAAAAACTGTATTAAATAAGGATCATAGAAAAAAGAATCCCAATTTCCATATTTAAAAACAAAAGTCTGAGTAGAATTTTGAAAAAACATTTCACAATAAAATTGTTTCAATTGACTAATAACTTCAGATAGAATTTGTTGTATAGCATAAGCATCAGAATCTACAAGATTACCACCATAACCAATATTAGATGCTAAAAATTGATATTCATTTATTACTTGAGGATTAATATCTTCATCTACACATTCAAGTTTATATGATATTTTCCAATAGTTATTTCCATTTATAAATGTATCTATATTAACTCCAGTTACTCTAAAGAAAAATAATTTTCCAGTATTTTGAGTTATATAATTAATAGTAAAATAAGATTCTTGATATGGGGTAAATGTATTAGGAGGAAGATAACATTCTCCTTCAATAGGATTTGCTTCTGGACCCCATTCAGTTTGATCTATATCTAATTCCATTCTACCTAATCCATATAATATTACACCATTAATTTTATCAAATCTAAGACCAGAAGCTGGACCTATAAAATTAAAAGTATTATCTAAAGATTCGTCTAAAGTAGTAAATTCTTTATTAATATTATAAAACGTTACTTCAGTAATAGACATTCCATTGAAAAAAGTAAATGGATTGTCTGTAATTCTATTTATTTTTGAATTAAGTATATTATTAATAATACTACTTCTATCTGGTGAACTATGAGTAGCAGCATGAAGACTAGTATTATCTGTAAGGAACGTATTTGTACTTATTCTAGAGTTACTAAACTTACCCAAAGTAGTCTACCTCCTTATATATATAATCATTATTACACAAATGTTTCAGATACAAAAAAGAATAGAGATTAGAGAGTACCCCATATGGAGTACTCTCTAAATTTTATTAAATATCAATTACATCTTCCTTGGGTGCATTGTAGTCGGATTTTTTATTTTTACAAATCCTCATTATAATATTCATTTATAGCTTTTTCCAATTCTGGAAATAAGTTATCTTTTTTAGCGGGATTAGTTTTAGACCATAACTCAAATTCATCTTCTAATCCTTTATGATTAAATCCTAGCATATCTTCAGATCCTTGCCCTACTAATGTAGTAATCCACATCTCTTTACCTTTATAAGTAAAGAATACAGTACCAAAAGACATAAGTTCCCAATCAAGTTTTGATTGAGGTCTGATGTAATAAGACTGTTTAGATATAATATCTCTAATAGTATTCACTATATAATACAATATATCTTCGGTGAATTTTGGGTCATTACTCTCATTATATTCTTTAATACCATGAAGTTCATAAAATACAGACCCTGTATCTAAACATACATTTTCATCATTACAGAAATTAATAGCTATATCTAAATATTTTATAAATTCTTCTTTCTTATTGAAAATATCATTTTTATAATATTCTGATAACATATTAACTTCTTCACCCCCATATTTGTGCTTCTTCTCCTACAATTATATCAAAATTATTTTCTTTTTTAGTAGATATTGTTACTATTCGAGTATATGATTTTGTCATTTTGGTAAATATCCTTTCACTATATATTCAAAAACTAGCAATCTTTGATACAAATTACGAAATCCGTCATTCATATAATCTCTAATATAAATCTTATATGTGTTTCCATCTTTAATTTTCCATTGACTAGGAATATTATTCCACATATCTTCATTATATGCAAGACCTCTAAATTGAATAGCAAAAATATTCATATCTCTAGTATCTATTATTGGTTCTATATACTTTACCATAAATAAAGGCCCATATTTACCCCATTTATGTTTTCTACCAAACTTAATACACCAATTCATTGCAGAATATACTTCCATTGCTTCATTTTCTTTAATGTAAAATGATCTTGTAAAGTTATCAGCTTCTGCAAGTGAATCTATTTTTGGAATAATAATTTTATTTATTAATTCTTTATTATCATCTGAAGTTGAATCAAAAACTTTTTTCATTTTATTTTTTATTTCATCATCTATTAAATATTCTTCTCCAGATGTAATTACACTTCCTTTATATAAATGAAGTTCATTATTATCTATAAAAGGATTTATAGAAGTCATAATATTACTCCTTTAAAAAATCAGTTAATAAAGAATCTATTCTTAAAGATTCTTTATTTAATTTATCTTCATTTTGCTCTTTAATTTGAGATTTAATAATTAATATTAATCTTTTCATTTCCATATTTAAAATATTAGATGAATGATGTGACAATATTTTAAATAAAGTTGGATGCTTTCTTTCTTTACTTGCATTATTTTCTAATGCAAATTTACTGCTATCAACTTCTAAAGATATTTCTAATGTAGAATCTTGAAGAGAAGCATAAAAATCAGTATTCTTCATTACAAATGGTTTATTTGTAATATAAGTAGGAATATCTTCTCTAATCATCTTCCAAATAATTTTATTTTTAGAAGTCATGTCAGATATCTTTTTAATAAAATCAACTAATTTTTTATTATCCCATACGTCATTATATTCAATCATTAGTTTTATCCTCTTTGCATTCATTCATAAATTCATTTATTAGTTTAACACACTTATCTTTATACCCATCTTCTAATTCTATTATATTTACATTTTTCATATAATATATAAAAGGAGAATGAGTACTCATAATAATCTGAAATCTATTTGATATCTGTTTTAAAGCTTTAAGTAAATAAATACAACTAATGATATCTAGATTAGAATCTAATTCATCTATTAAAATAGTAGGTTTACCAGGAGTCTTAATACTTGGATTTAGTAAATGCTTTAAATATTTTTTTAAATCTTTATCATTATCATCAATACCCATAGTATTTTGATATTTTTTTATAGTTTCTAATCTTTTTTTATTAAAATCCATATGTCTAATAACTTCCCACATAGTATAAAAAGATCTAAAACTAGACTGACCTGAAGATGTAATAGTCTGATTAAATCTTTCAATTAATTTATCATTATAATTAGGGTCACTATCAAATGGATTAGGAAGATTTCCATATAATCTATCAGATATATAACATACATTACCATCTGATGAAATTTTTAAACCATTTTTAAATTCGTAATCATGAGTAAATATACCACCATGAGTAACTTCTTGAACAGAAGCATACCAAATTTTATATATACCCATTTCATATACATAGTGAAGTTTAGCAATATCATCAATTAATGTAGTCTTACCAGTACCATTGGAAGCTACAATAAAATTGATACCATCAGTAAAATTAATTTTTTTATTTTTAAGTGCTAATAATGATTTTACATCTGCTCCATAACCAGATGGAGTATTTAATAAATTATCATATTTAACCCATTTAATCATTTTCTTCTCCAATCTTTTTACCAGTAAAAGCATCATATTTAACAAAGCAAAAAGTTTCACATTTATTTTTTCTATTAGCAGAAGTTTTTGAAATAGGTTTATCTAATAAATTGCAATAATACATATCTTCGTCCATTCCGTCCATGCAATTAGAACAGTATCTGCATTTACGATCTACTTTTGTTCCCATTCTGTTAACTCTCCTTTCATTTTAAGTGCTTTATATATTTGATACCATCTGAATTTAATATCATTTTTTTAAATCCAGGCCAACAAAAATATCTAAATTTTAATTTACATTTAACTTTATTAGGTTCTCTCATAATAGCACCATATTTGAATACTTTCCTGTTTTAGTTTCATATTCTTTCTTACCCTTTTCTGTTTGTAAATACACAAGTTCATCATTAAGTTTATTATATTCTTTACGTTTCATATAAATATGATATGAAATTCCAACTGCAAGAATAAAATTATCTACATCAATACCAGATTCACTTTGAGGAAGCAATGTTCCAAAAAATGATGCCATATGAACATCTTCTTTATCTGCAAAATTGCATCTTTCCAAAGCTTCTTTTACAGCAATCTTTTCTTTATTAATTTCTTCATTCATTTTATTCATAATATCTTTGATATATTCAAGATATTGAATATAATCAAATACTTCATTAGGATTAGGCTTATACATATAAATTCCTCCTTTAATAAATAAGATAATTTATACAGTGAGGTCATATGACCTCACTGTACATTAGTGTCTTTTATAATTTCAATAATTATTTTGTCTCCAGTTTGAATATCTGTTTTTTCACATAGACTTTGTATTATAGCATTTAAATTTTCTTTTCTAAATTCTCCAAATCTTTGTTTAATATTGTCAGGCATATCGTGTTTTTGAAAATACACATGATATATCATTTACACTTTCACCTCTAATCATTTGGGAATTAACCAGATGTTAGAAGTTAAATTGGTCCACCTTCATAAACTACTCTATGAGTATGATATCTTTTTCTCATCCATTTAAGAACTTGTTTTTCTCTTACTGGAAGTTTAATAAGTCTTTGAGGATTCTTTAAGTATTGCCAACCAAAAGGTTGATAATAAAAATAAGAAAATTTATTTTTCATAATTTTCATAAAATTTATCTCCTTAAAATATATTATTTATATATCATAATTATAATATATATTTATAAATGAATTTAAATAGAGAGTAGCCATATGGCTACTCTCTATTTCTATTACCATAAGTAACACCAAATCTTATATTATTCTTATCAGCTTGATAGAATTTACTATTCTTATCTAATCTCGAATGAATTCTTTCGGCTAATGCATTTTTAGAATAACTGTTTTTTCCACTAAGATCTTGACTGCTTACTTTAATCCTTCCGTTTGGTTTAACTATAGCTGTACTACTTACATCTTTATTATGAAATGCGTATACATCTTCACCATTTTTTGTAGTTCCAGCTTTACTAAATCTAGGATTTGTAGCCAATTCTTTTTTCCCAGTTTCTTTATTTTTAGCCTTAGTAGAAGGGTTAGATTCAGTATAGCTCTCATACTCATCCATTAAATCAAATTCATCTTCTAATTCATAGTTTTCATCAATATAGTCTAAAGTATCGTCAATACCATTATCATAGCCTTCTGCGAAAGCTTGTTCTAGTAATTCTTTTACTTCTCTATCTGTATAGTACATTACATATTCCTCCTATATACATATTAATAGATTATCTATATGTTTGAATATAGCTTTCTTAACAATATTTAATTATTCCGACATTAAATTAATAATCTTAATATATTTAGGAGGAATAATTATGCCTGAATTTAAAAGCACGCCTGTTGCATATATGATAAACGAATCTACTGTACCACCTGATGCAGTAAGTTGCGATATAATTAAAAAAGAAGATGGAAAATTAATAGCTGAAACTATATTACAAGTTGCAGAAGTTTTAAACAGAAATAGAAGATATTATACTACAGAAGATCTTCATAGAGAAATATATGGTGAAAGATGGTCTGAACTAGTTAAAGCAGGATATGCTTGCGGTGAAGCAGGTCATCCTCTTGATATGAATCTTGCTAGACAACAAAAAATAGATCCTCAATTAACTTGTGTGCAATATTTAAAATGCTGGATGGAAGGTCCAGTTGTCAAAGCATGGTGTAAAGGAACTAATAACGATTTAGGAAAAACTTTTAATGAAGATTTAAAAGATGGAAAGAAACCTGCATTTTCATTAAGATCTTTAGGAAGCATTAAAATTGTAAATGGTCGTTCTCAAGTTAGTAATCTTAAACTTGTTACATATGATTTTGTAATATACCCATCTTATGTACAAGCTTATGTTCAAGGAATAGTAGAATCTGCATATGAAACTAAAACATTACAAGAATCTGTTTCAGAAAAAGGAAATAGTTTATACATGAATGAAAATGATAACTTTATTGCTCCTATTATGAATCAAGATGTAGTAAATATGATTCTTAAAGAGTCCGCAGATGTATATACTATTTGTAGTGATTTTTCTCCATTTTATCAATCAATTAAAGTAAATCAAGAAGGCACTCAAGTTACTATGATAACAGATGATTATCAAACCATTATTGTTCCTTTAAATAAATTTGTTCAAAATCAAATTAATGCATTTTGCAGAAAATTTTAAAAATATTTAATGAATTAGAGAGTACCAGATATCTGGTACTCTCTATTATTTTATCAATTCCTTTAATTCTTCAAAATCTTTTCTAAGTGGTTCATTATAATCAGTGTAATTAGCATTAGAAATCCATCTAATATAATTATCTATAGATTCAGTTAGTTCAGATATTCTACTGACTCTCTTATACTCTGCATCTAACTTCTCAAATTCTGCTTTAGCATCATAATAAGATTTAGTACATTCTACTAAATTTAAAAATGAATCTACGTATTCAGTAGTTTCTGTTCCTTCACCTTCTACGTATTCTTTTTCTGGAATATTTTGTTTTTGAATATATCTAAATTCATTCATAGCATTATTAAGCCACTTTTTAGCATACTCAAAACTTTGGCATGCGTTATTTCTTTCTGATTTAAGTTTTAATACATAATCCCAATTAATCATAATTACTCCTTTTTAGAATTATCTGGACAACTTTTACGATATTCATCAGTATCTTCAGATTCTATTTCAAATATCCATTGCCATTTTGGATTAATACATTTTCTAGTTTCCTCGATATATTCTTCTGATAAAATATTATCTATTTTCAAATTTTTATCTTCATATACTACGCATAAGAGAGACCATGCATCTTTAGCCATCTCTTTAGCTTCTTCTAATGTAGATCCATCTGTAATAAGATTCGGATACTCAATGCCTTCTACTAAATAATATTCTCTGTCTTCTTCACAATGTGAAATTAATACATGGGTTTTATAAACCATTTTACTTAAATCCTCCTAAATAATTATTTAATTTCAATAATATAATATATAACCAAAATCATATTTGTCAAACATACCAATAATCCTAAAGAAAGGAGGAAAAATAGTTGAGTATTATTGATTCAATGACATATAAATCTCCAGTACCACAACAAATTAATTCTCCAGTGCAACCTCAATATCTTAAACCATATTATCAAATGAGTACAAGTAACAAAAGTTTTATAGATATGCATCATTATCTAAAAGCTATTGGAATAAAAAATAATAAATTTATGCTTGTTATCTATGATCCTGATTTAGCTGGAATAGATCCATACGATCCTACTCTTAGCCTTGGAATAAAAGCCAAAATTCTTAAAGAAGTTCAAAGAAATTTTTGGTATTTTTTAAGAGAAGTAGTAAGAGTTCCTGCTTCTGGATATCCTAAAGGTGTAAGATATGAACTTAATAGAGGTAATTTAGCATATAACTTTTGCGCAATGTATAATTTAAATATATTCTTTGAATTGCCTCGTCAGGTTGGTAAAACTATGGCTGCTGCAGTAAGAAATTTATGGATTTATAATTTTGCTGCTGCAAATGCTAATTTCTTATTTATGAATAAACAGCATCCAGATGCTAAACGTAATTTAGATATACTCAAAACAGTAAGATCTTTACTTCCATCATATTTACAAATGGATCAAGAATATTCTGTTATGTCTGGTAGAAAAAAGAAACTTCCTGCTACTGTAACAGTTATTCAGCATCCTTTTAATAGAAATATTATTAGAACTTGTCCATCAGCTAGAAATGCTATGGCTGCAGCTAACTTAATTCGTGGTCAAACTATTACAAACTTATGGTTAGACGAATGGGCATTTACTAAATTTAATGATGTTATATATGTAAATGGTGTTCCAGCATTATCTAAAGCATTTGAAAATGCTGCAAGAATAGGAGCTCCATATGGTATTACTATTACAACTACTGCTGGTATACTTTCTACAGAAGAAGGCGAATATGCTTTTCGTATGATACAAAATGCCACTGTATTTAGTGAAGCATGGTATGATCTTAGATATGAAGATATAATGGATATCATTCATAATAATATGAATTCTACTTATGTCTATATTAGATTTACATATAAACAACTAGGATTAGGAGAAGAATGGTTCTATAAAGTATGTAAAGATATGGAATGGAATATGGTAGCTATCCGAAGAGAAATTTTACTTGAATGGATAGATACTCCTGAAAATTCTCCATTTTCTCAAGATGATTTAGAAGCATTAAGAGGAATGGTTCATGAACCTATTAATACATTACTTGTATTAAATAAATACAATCTTAATATATATGATACTATTGAAGTTTCTATGACTGGTGTTCCTATTAATCCTCCTATTATAGGTGTTGACGTTTCTGGAGGATATAAACGAGACTATACTGCTATATCTGTAATAGACAGTAAGACTACTAAATATATAGCTGGAATTAAATGTAATTATATGAGTATACCAGATGCTGCTAGAGTTATAATATGGATGGTTAGAACAATGATGCCTAATGCTGTCGTAAATATCGAACGCAATGGTGGATTTGGTGCATCATTGATAGCTAAGTTAAAAGAACCTGGTGGTATTAAAAATAATCTATATTATGAAATTAAAGATAGAATTATAGAAGAAACTAGTGATTCATTTGGAAGAGTTATTAAACGTAAACAAAGAACTAAAGTTTATGGTTTAGATTCCAGCAGAGATGTAAGAGATCTATTAATAGAAATTCTTAGAGAAAGAATGGAGATGCATAAAGATAAATTTAATTCTCCAGTTCTTCTTGATGAATTATCCAAAATGGTAGTAAAGAAAAATGGTAAAGTAGAACATTCTGAGAACTCTCATGATGACTTAGTATTCTCATTATTAATGGCATTATATGTATGGTATGAAGGTAAGAATCTTAAAGAAAACTTCCATATTAATAAAACTACTATTAAAACAGAAAATAGTGTTGATGATACAATTGGTAATGCTGAATTAGAAAAGAAATATGTAGAAATCATTGAAGAACTTAAACTACCAGAAGATGAACAAGCTAAATCACTTAGAGAAATTAATGATTCTCTTAAGATACTTAAACAAGGTATGGGTACTATGTTTGGTGATTTCGTAAAGAAACAAAGAGATCAAGAACATGAAATACTTATGTCGATGCTACAAAATAAAGCAGTTAAAGAAGCTTATTCGAAATATTATCATATACCAATTGAAGAAACTGAATATATGATTGGTGGGCAATATACTTTACCAAATGAACTCTTTACTAATTTTAATGCTGATATTGATGAAATAAATAAAAAGAAATTGCAAGAAAATATGAATTTTTCTAATTTTTTTGCAGGAAGGTGAATAAATAATTATGACTGTATTAGAAGATATTATGTTAGAAGAATCAAGTAAAAAACATTACTATGCATGTATTTCTTCAAAAATGTGGGGTTCTCTTTTTATGAGTGGAGGTATTGCAGGAATTCCTTGGGGAGTTATAAATAGAGCTATGTCTGCTACTGTATCTTCTACTTTAAAAGAAGCTGTAATAAGATGGATTAAACATAATAATTTTATTAAACATGTACACATAGATGGAAATACTATAACTGTAGATAGTAGTTGGTGGGAATCTGAAAAAAATACTGAAGTAGTAGTTCTTGATTGCCCTGAAAAAGAAGTAAGTTCTGGTATTATTTCAGATAAAGTAGTATATAGCCCAAGAAAACAACATGGTGGTATAATTATGGGCGGAGGAGATATAAGAGGAAAAGGATACCAAAAAGAATTTGCAAAAATATCTGGTATTAAATCCTCTAATATGACTATTGAATCAGCTATTAAAAAAGCTGGATTAAAAATTAAAACTGGTGATACAGGAATTGATATTACTGCACCTATTAATGCTGTTAAAAAATTTAATGGATGGGAGAGTTCAGATATGTATACTGAAGATGAATTAGATGAATTATTGCAAGAAGCTTATTCTAACGGCTATAATTCTGGTATTGATGACACATTAGACTATATGGATGAAAATTATGATATGGAAGAATTCTTTGAAGAGGAGACTTCTTTTGATTTAGAATCTGATTATGAATCTTTACAAGAAATGGATCAGGAATATAAAAATCAATATAAAAGAGAAGTTTCTAATAAAGAATCTCTTTTAAATAGAAAATTAAGACAAGATGAAAAACGTATAATTGCTAAAAAAGCAGCAGCTAGAGATTTAGCTGAAAAAACAGAAAAGAAAGCTCCTAGTAGAGATAAAATATTAAATTATCTAGATAGCGATGAATATGATAGTAAAAAAGCAGATAAGATGATATTAGCTAATAAAATTGCTCGTAATAAAGCTAATAAAATCAGAAACAAATATAATGCTTAGTTAATAAAATAATACCCACTACTCCATATGGAGTAGTGGGTATTTACATTAACCAACTTTTCTAACAACTTTAGGTTTACTAGCAGAATCAATATCTCTTTGAAGTTTTGCTAATCTAGCTCTATGAAATTTACCTTGTTCTTCTTTTGTAGTATGCTTATTAACTCTCTCTTGTAATTCTTCTGGAGTTAATTTTTTCTTTTCTCTATATGAATATCCTTCACCTTTTTCTAATTCTGCTTTTCTTCTTATAACTTTTTTACTATTTTCTTTATCAGCTTTATCTGCAAAAGAATCATATTCTCCAAATTTTTCATTATATTTCTTATTTCTTCTCATATATCTAGGATTACTAGATCTACTAGATATTTCAGATTTAATATAACTTTTTGCATATCCTTTTAAAAATTTATCTTTATCTTTTTCTGGACCTTCTGCTAATTTTTCATATCTTGGAGTTCCATGTTTATATTCTTTAGCTTTTTCTTTAATAGCATTAAATTCATCATTACTTAATTCAACTCCCATTTTTTTAGCAGCTTTTCTAAGTTGTTTTTTTACTCCTTCGGTATAAACATTATATTCATCTATTAAATCAAATGGTTCATAATCTTCATTAAATAAATCTATATCAAAATCATTATACATGATTAATACCTCCACTATTATATTTATTATTTTGTTACATTTTAATAATGAACTTAAATAGGAGGTCCAATTTATGGGTGCGATGACAGATTGGTATAAAGAATATCAAATGGGTATTGTCGATGAAGATACATTTGATTTAGATAAAGAATATGAAATATATTATAATAATGAAGCTAATAGTATTATAGATAGAGCAAAATTTGCTGCTAATGCAGCTTTAAATAATATAAGATTTAATGGAAATAAAAAATTAATTTCAACAGCTAATAGACTTAAGGCTGCAGAAATTGGTACAGAAAAAGCTGCAAACAAATTGTCAAATACTGTAATGAGCACATATGGTAAACCTGATAGAAAAGAATTAGTAGATAGCTATGATAATTATAAAACAAAAAAACAAATCGAATCTAAATATCGGCACAAATTAAAACGTGCTGAAGACGATATATCTGAACAACAGCCTTCTGCTGATAACAGATCTAAACAACCTGTATTTAGACCTGCATATACATAATAAAAATATATAGGAGGAATACATAATGTACTATACTGAAAGAGAAGTAAGAGAACTCTTAGAGCAGGCTTTTGCTGAGGGTTACGATGATGGTATCGATGATACGTTAGACTATATCGATGAAAACTATGAATTAGAAGATGATAGCTTCGATTTAATGGATGAGTATGATGCGTATACGGAAGGCTCGTCTAATAGAAAGCATCCTGAAAGAAGAGATATTAGTATAGCCGCTCGCAATGCTGAAAGATTAGGTATGGATAAAGAAGTTATATATAGAGGACATCATGATGGTTTAAAAGCTAGATCTGCCGCTTTAAAAACAGGTAAGAACGAAAGAGAAGCTGAAAAAGATAGAGAAAAAGTACTCGAAAAACACGGTAAAGACTATTATAAAAATATGTCTATTAACGATAAAATTAATTTTAGAGAAAAAATGAATAAATATTTTGATAAAAAAGATGCTGAAAATAAAGAAAGATATCAACGTCTTGGTAAAAAGAAAGGTATTTATTATCCTGGTCATTAATAATAAAAGCATGTATATTCCACTATCCTCATATGAGGAGTAGTGATCCTACAAAAGCAAAATCTATTGAAGATTTAAAAAATGGAAATCAAATAGTGATAAAACGAAAAACAGAGCTATGAATGTGCTATTAAAAAGTAGATAATATATGAAAAAAGCTTTACAATAATTAGAGAGTAGCCATATGGCTACTCTCTATTTAATATCTTCTTTAATTTTATTTACAGTTTCTAAAAACTTATCAAATATTAATTTAGTAATTATAGATAATTGTTCTTTGCTTATCATATAATCACCATCATTGAATTTATTTATTATTATATTTGAAATATTTGTTAGTCTGTAAATAATATATTCTTTATATTCATATTTTTCAAATTCTGTTCCATATATGAGTTTACAAAATTCTAGTTGAAGATATGAATCTAAATAGCCATTACATTTCATTTTCCAAAGTTCATCATGTACTGAATTGCATGATTCACCAATAAATGATAATAAATATTCTAAAGCTTTTATCTTTTTATCAAATTCAATTAATTTTTTATCATTAATTAAAAATGATTCTATAAATTCTTCTAATTCTTCTACATCTACTTTTATAGAAGTAATAGAATCTTTATCTATTTTTTTATACTTACTTTCAAAATTTTCATATATTTCTTCATATTTATCTCTACGTTTATTTGATTCAATATTACCATCATAGAAATCTGAGCATAATTTTAAAAAATCTTCTTTGCTCATTCTATGAATATTATTAGTATAATTCATTTGACTAGTTTCAACTCTAGAAATATATAGATCTTCCATATAGACTACTCCTTTACAACTTCTGCTATTTCTATTAGTCCATCTTTATGATAGAAAGTTTTTAAACGTTCAGCTTCAACTTCTACTATTTCTTTAACTCTATTATTTATCATTTCATCATTCATAAAAATAACTTCTGTATCTAATGCATATTTTTGCATAATTGGAAATTTATTTTTATAACATATTTCAGCAGCTGGAAATCCTACATCTACGCATTCTATACACATTGTATCTTTATCTCTAGTTCTACCAAGAGCTTGTCTAGCTACTACTTTACTTTTAAAAATTTCTGATAAAATAACAGTAACTTTTAAATCTTTAATATCAAGAGCAGCTCCAGCAGATCTAGTAGTAGTTAAGATAATCATTTTATTCTTTTCTTCTTCTTTTTTATCTTTTGGAGTAATAGACGTATATATTCCAATTTGATCTTTTAACCATGGATAATTAAATAATATCCAATCTTTGATTTTTAAAATAGCTTCATTAAGTCCGACATATATAAGAGCTTTTCCTCTCATAAATATTTCTTCTAATACTATCTTTAAAATTTTATAAAAAGTTTCATTACTAGTAGCATACCTGCAATATGCATTTACATCAAAACATTGAGCTCTTCTATTATTACAATTATATTTGTCTTTTTCTGTAGGATGACTATTATACAATAATGCTACATAATGAGTTCTTGGATCTGTATCTTCGTTAAATAAGTCTATTTTTGGGCATTCTTTAAAAGCTGCTTGATATACGCGATCTTCATCTGCATTTGATCTAGCTGGAGTAGCTGTAAGATAAAGAGTCTTTTTAGTATTAGTATGAAAATCTATTTCACATATACTTTTATAATATAAATGAGCTTCATCATATATCTTAATACCAACTTTTAATAATTTAAATAATTCTGATACTTTATCCCAACCATATTTACTAGCATAACTACCAATTGTTTGATGAGAAGCTAAGAAATATTTAATATTATTTAACTTAACTTTACCTTGTAATATCATAGCTATGCTAGATGTTCCAGTTATTACATAAATTTCATTTGGTGCTGTATCTGTATATTCACATATACAAGATTTCCATTGATCTATCCATCCAATAGATGATAACATAATAATCGATTTAATTCCTAAATATGCAGAACATGCAATAGTTACAAATGTTTTCCCAGCTCCAGTATTAAGATTTATACACAATTGAGGACTATCTTTAATATTAGAATATTGATTTCTTCCAATAATAAAATTTATTGCTTCTCTTTGTATATCATCTCTAGGAGCATATGCTAATCTAATATCTAAACCTTCATCATATTCATCATTTTCATAATTTATAACTGGAAGTTCATTAAACCATTCTTCTAAATATTCTCTATCAAATCCTCCTGGAATAATAGCATAACTTTCATTACAACCTTCATCTTTAGAATGAAATTCAATTCCATGAAATTGAAATTCATTCTTTCTATATATCATTTTACTATAACTTTTAAAAAATTCTTCAAAATCTATATTGTCTTCCATTTCATAGTTGTGAATTATTATACTTGTATTCTTGGCTTCTAATTTTGGTTTTCCTTCAATCATGATAATATTCCTCAACTAAAAACAAAATACTTTAGTTGCCGCTGCAGCCATTCCTTCAATAAAATCCATTTCTGCATATACGTTTATATGTATTAAATATTCTATTTGAATTACAAACATAATAAACGCATCAATACTAAAAAAAATCTTCAGGGCAGTTATTATTCCAAACTGCCCTTCAGTCATTTTAGTATTTAAATTAAAGAATACTACTTGTATTACCATTAATAATGCTAATAATAATAATGATCCATACAAATATACATATACTCCTTTATTTATCATTTTTCTTTACTCCATCAATCATATTTTTCTCTAACTCATCTAACTTTCTCATACCTTCATATGTTAAATAAGCTGGAGTTATTTTATATGTTTGAGGATGATCTTCTGGTACATAATCAGCAATATAATCTTGAGGTCTTAACATAAAGAACAAATCCATTTTACTAGGACTATTTTTCTTATATGTAAGAGGATAACTAAGTACATAATCAAGATTTTGATAAATCAAACTATTAATTACACTTGGATTATCTTTTAATGCCTGATCTAATGTTAAAATCGTATATTCTTCATCCTCATTACTCCAATCCGGAGTCTTTAATATATTTCTTGGACTACGAATCTGATTCATCAATAATGTCTCTAAATGTACACTTTGAATATCAAGTTTGCTATTGATGATCAATTTAACAAGATGCTGTAATAATTGATCTTTATTGTATAATGATATTGTATTCTTACGATTAATAAGATTTTCTATATCTTTCAAAGATTTACCAATATCATTATTACTGATATGAATAAAGAACAAATCAAATTCATTATATTCAGTACTTGCTAATTCAGATACATCAAACTTATAAAATCCTTCATCTGTAAGAGAAGAATTTTCTTGTACATAATTATCAAATTCTTCAGATAAAAACATGTACGCTTCTTCTTCTGAACTTACAATATGTTGATTACCAATTTTATCTACATAAATAAGTTCTGTAATATAACGACTATTAGAAGAACTAGAATCATCCATATTATTTACATAATCATCATCGTTCTCATAATAAATGGTTTCTGGATCTATTAATATATATCCAGAACTACCTGGTTTAATATAAATTTTATTGATATTAATATCGAATAAAAGATTAAACCCATTAGTCCATTTGATAAGTTTAACTACAGTTTCTAATAAATGTTTAGAACTCAATTGTCTTTGAGTTAATTGAGCACTTAATTCATCTGCTGCAAACTTACCAATCTTTATATTATTATTAATATAAGCTAAATCTCCATAGCATCTATAACATACACCATTACCATGAGCAGCACTAGCACATGTCATAGGAGAATACATAAGAATCGTAGTACCAATTAAGAAATAATCTTTAGGACCAACTAAGAAATCCATTCCTTCTGGATCTAATTTATAATATTTACCTACTATCATAGATAAATGTTTTTCATCTTCAACCATAAATGTCTGGAAATTCTTAGTATCACATTTAAATTCTGGATTAGGATTAATAAATGAATCCATATTATTAACGCCTAATATTCTAGCAAAATTACCACTAGTACCAGTATTTTTCTTCATTTGAATTTGAGCTACACGACTACTAGCAGAATCTACATATTGATCTACTACATGTTCTAATCCAGCAGTCAAATAACTTTTATCAATAATATGAGGATGAACTCCTCCACTACCATTTGGTTTAGATCCTATATGAATAGCAAATTCTTTATACTGTCTTTCATTAGTTCCTTCTTCAGCTTCAAAACTATTTTTAAGACAATGATCATAACCAATTAATCTTTCACTATCATTTTTAATAATTTCAATAGATCTGTAGGCTTTTTTCATACCTTCATCTTTAACATTCTCTATACGAACATTATCCAATGATGTATG